GTGATTTTAAAACAAAGAACTTCTAAACTTAGGATATAGCCCTCTAAATTATAACCTTATCAGTTTTAATACATTTTCATTATTTTTTGTGACTGATGGCTTCCTGATATAATATTCCTGGTAGAGAATTTATAAAAGCTCGACTATGTACTATGAACTAAGAAATAACCAATAGCTGAAAGAGCAATATTTACTCCATTAATGAAATTATAATAAGGTCTAGAAACAAAAGACCCGTCGTGTGTCTCAGATCTAAAAATGAAAGAGGTGTTGTGATTCCATTTTAATCTCTTAGGTAGTAAAGGAAGTAGGGATAAGAAATGATTGCGTAATTCTTGTTCGTATATTGGAGGTGAATCCTCGGATTCATAAATGTACCTAAATATATGTAAACAACCTTGCTGCCTAAGCCATTTCTCACCAAGTATGGTCTTGTGCCGTCTTGTTGCAGGATCCCAGGTAGGTAGTCTTTGTTCTATGTCGGTGAGATCCCATATCATCTTGTAGTTAACTTCAGGTACACTGATGAAGGTATTATAAATCTTTTTACATTTTTGTCTGAGGGTGGCAGAACTTTCATAATATTCGTAGTCATTGTGACTAATATTGAAATCACACAATGATTGCATTTTACTTAGTCCATTTGATTGCAGTCGGAGAACTTTCCACCGATGCCGATGTATTTCAGTTCTTACCTTCCACTCTATACTTCTGTGAGACTGAGTTATCGTATCGTGGAATACTCTAAATAGATAACCTCTGAATTTTTCCACTTTAGTGTAGTTCAACAAATTGGGGAGAACCGGAAATGAGTCATAGTTAATATCAAACCTTGTCTGATTTCCATATGCAATTAAATAAAATTCACCTCCTATCCCTGAACTCCGACAGCGAAACATGAGACTGTCAGATATATAGTGTGTTAAATATCCTAAAGCTTTATGAATATTATCACCTTCACAAGCATTCATTTTAAGAATCAGTACACCATCTTGTGTTCGTCTTCTTAAGAAAAATACAACTACATTTTTGATTAGATCAGCTCTAGATGCTGATAAGTAATCACCTACCTCGGCATCACAAACAATTAATTTGTAAAGGTCTTCATACTGTTCAAAATGAAGGAGGGTTGATACCTTTGACAAATCATAATACCCAATACTATGATGAGCAAATAACACTTGATGACCATTATTGCGGATTGACTCAAAGGCAGCGTATGGATAGGTTTCAACTTCTACATTAGGTGGTAAGGTGCAAAATAGAAACTTCGATCGGGTTGATGCTCTCGCTATACAGTCCAAAATACCACCATATCCTTCCCCTAGACATGCGATGCTAAGGTTATTTCCTAGCGGAATTGGTAATCCCACATAACTTAGAATTTCAATTATTTTGTTCTGGCTACTAGTAATGGAGCAATAAGGCCTATCCACGTAGCATCGTTGCAGTACAACTTTTACATGTACAAAATCATAAAAAGCAGGATGATAAAGATTTGTTTGAATTTCTCCTGGAAGTAATTTGTACTCCATAGCACGTGAGGAAATAGCCCTTATGACTGGACTCCAGTCAGGAATGTCAGCTTGAGGTGGTAATTGATGTGGAATTTCTAAATCATCTAGGATTTCATCATAAACTTGATAACCACGAATATATGCAATGCAGGTCGGAAGGTCTGTGTAAACAATTTTAACTTTTGTTTTAACCATATATGTTTCTAAAACAGCCAAACAAAAGTCATAATTTTCGGTTAGGTAAGTGAAACCATCCTCCCAGGGTATATCAGGATACAGTGAGAGTTGCCAGTTTAAGTAATGGTTCGTTTCTTCTTTAACATACTCACCTAAACTATTATATTCATAGATGTTCTGGCAAGTCATGTCAGTGGACAAAATTTGAAATTCCCCTTGTCTGATATCTTTGATCCTGAATCTAATTAATTCATTCAAGGTTTCATCATGAATGTTAATACTGCTATATAAAATAAATATTGCTGCGAATTGAGAGGTTAATTTCTTACTCTCTTCTGTTGGGGGAAGTCTCTTTAAATCATTCAGTTGTGGATGAAATTCTGTCACCAAGATCCTTCTAATCTGCATAAGGACATAAGGTCTTAGATGTCTTAATATATCACTATCTGTATACAGACTTAGTAACACAAATGTCGATGCTAACGGGTTCTTTTCCTGAATAACATAACTAGACACTCCCACATAATGAGATGCTCTCGCTGGGTTATCATAACAAGCTGGAGCTGCAACACCGGATAATATTCGTAACTGGTAAATAAATCTCCCTAGTTGTCCTGACCTATACAAATTTTCGATCAATCCAAACCAAGGCAACTCGTTCCCCGGAACACTGGATAGTATAGTACTAATCGTTTTAACATTACTCATGGGATATTTAAGCATAGTTTCTAGATATATCTTGGGGATAACATATTTGCATATCATCTCAGGGCTAAGGCCTTTTATTTCTGTTTGTCCTATATCTCGTGTTTTCCCTTGAGGAGCTAAATGTACATGAATGCTTCGGTCAGCATCGGTCATGCGCATCAGGGAGTATCTTTCACTTAACAATACCCTAGATGTGTATGTTTGGTCAATGAATTCTTGTAATACTCCTCCACAAGCTACTTCATACGTTAGTTCAGTAGGTATTTCTGCGATCTTAATTCCGGTGTTTTCAAATTCACGAACAGATGTCATCAGAAGTTTTTCTGACAGCTTTCCTACAGAGGTCAATGATAAAGGACGTACATTATGTAATCTTAACTTTTTTACGTTGCAAACAAGAGGGGTTTCTTCTATAGCAACATTACAATAATCACACTTAGTGGTTACAGCCCAAACTTCATCACTTCCGAATCTTGCAGATGAAAATTCTAACGGCTCAAACATGACTGATACTGCGTAACAATAT